CATTAGGCGCAACAAGCGGCTACTGAGTATAAATAGAAAGAGACATTTATGTCTCTTTTATTGTTTTGATATGAAAGGAAATTATATGAATAGAAAAACAACAACCACAGACAACACTTGGGACATTAATCCCACACCTCAAGATCCTATTGACATTGTAGAAGAAGTCAAGCAGGAAAAACTAAAGTCAAAAAAACAAATAGTAGAAGATAAGTCAATACTAACTCATCCAGAGTTTGATATTGATGGACTAATGACAGACTTCCCTACGGCGACTGAACTTGAGCGTTTTGTGTATGACCAAACAGGCATTGTATTAAATCTAAAAGGTCGTGCTAACAAACTAAAATATCAAATTGCAATGGATGTATTAAATGGTGTTGAAGTAGATCCAAAATTTACTGGTAGCGACAATCCATACATTGATAGAACTGAACTAGTTCCTATTGATCCACTTAAAATTGTACCAGAGCGTGATAAAACATTACCATCAATTACTGACGTTCAAAATACATTCTATGTTCCTACATTCCCTCATCCAGATGAAGAAGCAAGAGCAAAAGATATGAAATGCCATATGGTGTTTAGAAAATACAAAAATGGTATGATTAGTTATGAAATATTGGGTCCATTACAAGAACGACCTGTTGGTGAAAAGATTGACAAGTTTGGTCGTGTTCGCCCTGAAGTTATTAAATGGTTTGATCCACGTAGTGGTGAGCAAGTAGTTCAACGTGAAGATGGCACATTAACACCAACTGGTAAAAAACTACGAGGCACTATGCAAACATATCGTGTTAATAAAAGTAATCAATGGGAAGTATGGGTAGACCGTGAATTCATTAGTTTGAATGATGCAGTTAGAAATAATCCTTGGGATTTGCAATGAACGATGTAAGAGACACGATGATTCATCAGGCAAGAGAAGATGCAAAAGTAAAAGACACATTAATCTTGCAAAAGATTAACGCAAGTCATCGTGTTGCCTTTGCTGAAAAGTTTCCTGGTCAATGCGAACACATACTACGATTACTAACAGAACGCTTACAAGCAGGACTTGATAAGCGTGATGGTGTATTGATTGAAGATACTAGTACTTGGAAACTATCACCAGAAGAACTTAAAGATTTAAGCAAAGCACTTGAAGCAATATACTTTGTACATAAAAGTTTGAAGGCAGAGTAATGCTAGGCGAAGATGTTCTAATGGCGAGGGCATTGCGATATAGTGTGGATAAAAATAATCTCACTATTGACAGTCTCAAAACAATACCGGGACCATTAAAAAACTCTTTAATGGATCTCAGTATTAGTATTGCTGATGATATGAAATACAACCAACTAAAGTATTTTAGACCATTCAAGCATCAACTTGAGTTTTTTAAAACTGGCATACACGAACGTAGAGGTATTCTTGCAGCCAATCGTATTGGTAAAACAGTATCTACTTGTTTTGAGACAGCAATGCATCTCACTGGATTATATCCTGAATGGTGGGAAGGCTTTCGTTATGAAGGACCTATCACAGCAATGGTTGCTGGTGAGGGTTGGAGCCAAGTTGCTCTTGTATTACAAAATGAATTGTTAGGAACACAGGATGTCAAAATCACTGAAAATCTTGGATCTGGTGCTATACCACGTGAGTGTATTATTACTAGTACAATGCGTAATGACGGCGCCAATAATATTGGGTGTGAAATTAAGCATAAGTCTGGTGGTAATAGTTATTTGTTATTTGCCAATTATACGCAAGAAGTTAGACAACTACAGGGTTTCAAACTTAACTTAGCCGTATTTGACGAGCAACCACCAGACGATTTCTTCAGTGAGATTGTAACTCGTACAGCAACTACACAAGGTAAGGTCCTTTGTTCCTTTACACCACTAAAAGGATTGAATGGATTGGTTAGTAAGTTCTGGAACAAAGAAGAAGGATACAACTATATTCGTGTTGCTTGGGAAGATGTGCCAGAATACGATCCTTGGGGTCATCCATTCTTATTAAAAGAAACTCGCAGACAATTGGAACGAGATTACTTACCACACGAACGTGAAGCACGTATGGCAGGTAAGCCTGTTATGGGTAAAGGCGCTGTATTCCAAATCAACAACTGGCCTACATATAAGACGGGTGAAATTGATTTTACACGATTGCCTAACATACATAGAGTTATAGCACTTGACTTAGGCTTAGTCAATGATAAAACAGTTATATCACTAATGTATTGGGAACCATATGAGCGAACCGCTTATTTACATAAACAGATTATTGTGCAGGGTATTGAAGAAGCAGTCCCCACTCAGTATATCAATCATCTCCTTCGTCCTGAAGTGTTTGGTACTCCTATTGTTTTACCTGCTGACGCAAACACTAGTGGCAGATACACTATGAGTGCGGCATCAATACGTGAACTATTTGAGAGTTATGAACTAAACGTGTATGAGAAAGCGATTATGAATCCACCAGATAGTGAAGGTCGCACTACTAATCACAAGAGTTATGGTATCAATCAAATGCGACAAATGTTAGAAGTGGGCAGTTTAATGATTAATGAAAACTGTACAAACTTTTTAAGTGAAGCACAAAACTATTATGTAGATGTGCAGGGTAGATTTAGTGACCCAGACGACTGTATTGATAGTTGCCGTTATGCTATACTTGCTTGTCTCAATGGTATCGCTGAACCGTGGGATAACAGATCGCCTGCGCAAAGAATGGCCGCGCAGAGAGATAGGTACGTTAAATATGATGACAGCAATAAACCTGCTTGGAAGAAAGCATATTCAGCAAACTAAAAGGAATAGAAATGACTTGGAATATTATAAACGGAAATAACACAGAGGTATTAAAACAATACCCAGACAATAGTTTTGACTGTGTGGTCACAGATCCACCATATGGTATCTCATTCTTAGGTAAAGACTGGGATAGTAAAAAAGCAACAGAAACTACATCAAAACTAACAGCACTACATAACTTACCATCAGGTATGAAACATACAAGTTTAGCAGATGACTTAGAGTTTCAGAAATGGATGAGTGAAGTATTCAGTGAATGTATTAGGGTATTAAAGCCAGGTGGTCATCTACTTGCGTTTAGTGCGGCAAGAACATATCACCATATGGCAATGGCAGCACAGTTTGCAGGCTTTGAGATACGTGACCAGATTATGTGGATCTATGGTAGTGGTTTTCCTAAATCACAAGATGTTGGAAAAGCAATGGATCGTAGAGCAGGTAAAGCAGATAGTAAAACATCTTTATTACAAGCAAAAGAAATACTAAAAAATCTTTATAATAATAGTGGTAAAACACATACACAAATCAATAGTGAATGTGGATTCAATGCGACTGGATACCTCGCAACAGAAGGGAAACATAAAGGATGGGCACAAAATCTACCGCTAAATGAAAAATGGCAAAAAATAAAACAAGTAGTTGGTTGTGATAATACATATGATTACCTATTTACAAGCGTAGAACGAGATGTTATTGGAACTAAAAAATCAGGATGTTTTAGTGATGAAGATAGACATACGATAGGTGCAAGTGAAACACAAACAGTAGATATTACAATACCTAAAAGTAATAGTGCTCGTCAATGGGATGGTTGGGGCACACAACTAAAACCAGCACACGAACCAATCGTTATGGCACGAAAGCCTATAAAAAATACAGTAATGGATAATGTACAAGAATATGGCACCGGCGCAATCAATATTGATGCTTGTAGAGTTGCTACAGAAACAGATGACCATATTGTCGGAGGTAGTAATGGATTTAATCGTATGGTGTTTGGTGAAACAGAACCTAACAAATACGATGGCAACTTATATACACCAAGTGAGTTAGGTCGCTTCCCAGCAAATGTTATACACGATGGTAGTGATGAAGTCACAAGACTATTCCCACATTCTACAAGTGGTGCAAGAAAATCAACACATAAACTAAAAGGATTAGATACTGGCGAACAACGAGCAGTATTTGGTAATGATGCTATTAGTGGCAAATACAATGTTCAGCCATTTACAGACGCACAAGCAGATGAAGGTTCAGCAGCCAGATTTTTCTATTCGCCTAAACCAGATGGTCGTTTTCCAGCAAATGTTATTATGGATGATGAAGCAGGAAAAATATTAGATGAGCAAGCACCTAAGGTTGGTAATCTATTCAGTGGTAAAAGAACTAAATCATCTACAACTGGATCTGGTCATAGTTTAGTAAAAGAAAAACACGAAGGTGAAGACAATGGTGTATTTGATGGATTAGGTGGCGCAAGTCGTTTCTTCTATTGTCCTAAGGTTAGTAGTAAAGAACGACATATTGGACACGATAAACCACCAGCAATGTTTGGAGATGTGAAGGGCTGTTATGGACCTGATGGCAAACGAATGGCAGAAGGATTTGATAATCGTGTTAAACTGGAAACATACGGCATTGATGTTATGGGTAAAACCCCAATGTGTTTAGATTGTAATAAAACATTTAATGGAACAAATGACCATTCTAAATGTGATCCTACTAAAAAGGCATTTGTAGAAAAACGAACCGCAACTATAACAGGCAACAATCACCCAACAGTAAAGCCAATAGAACTAATGAAATATCTTATCAAGTTGGTCACACCACCTAATGGTCATATATTAGATCCGTTTAATGGCAGTGGAAGTACAGGATGTGCGGCAGTAGAACTTGGCTTTGACTATACTGGCATAGAACTTGACCCTAACTATGTTGAGATAGCAACTAAACGCATTAGTCATTGGGAGCAAGAGTGTAAGCCCAAGACTACCTACAATAACCTATTTGAGGAAAAATAATGAATAGTAAGTTTTTAGCAACTGTAGGAAATAATCTTCCTACAATAATGTGTGAAGAACACGCAAAGATGTTTGAGAAGATGATGATGATAGCAGAAGTTCCGCATACTATCTATGAAATGGAAGATGAGGACTCAACAGAGTTAGAATGTCAGGCCTGTAATCTCAAAGATACAGTAGATGAAATGAACAGACCTAAAATCATCTTGCCGGGAGATTACCATTGAGTTACATAGTATCAGCATTACCACCAATCAAATGCTTTGTAAAGCGTGAGTTTTTATATAACTTTCAAAAAGGACACGGAGAACTAGAACCTGCAATATGGATCAGTCTAAAAGCATTACGTGGGCAAGTGTTTCGCATTGAGAGTTTATTGCCCAATTACGGGGCACTGTATGATAAACTACCTATACACGCTTATGTGTGGAAAAAAGACCACACAGGAACATTACCTATTGATATGTTGCAACTATGGGACTGTATGGGCTATCGTTTTACTATTATTGAGAAAATAGGATTACGCAACTTAGGTGTAAAGTTTTTAGGCAAAGACAAAGAATGGCACTATGGTAACTATTTGTTTACAGTAGATTTTTGTGCAGAAGGTATGGATGTAGATACTGGCTTTACAGAAGTTGCTGAGGAACACAAATCGTTTAATTTTATTAAGTTAGAAAATGGTCAGTTCGCTTGTCAGCCTAACAATCGTTGCTTGTGGTACGATCAAAGTTTAATTCCTAGTGAAACTAAGTTTCCTGATTTTCAAGCGGCTCAACATCTATGGACTGTAGATGGCACACGCAAATGGACCGCAGGAGATGATTGGTTCTACAACATTGAAGAAAGAAAGTCTTAATGACACAGAGGAATAGCCTTTGACTAAATAGTCTATACTAAAGGTAAAACCCCCATTATGTTAGATATCAAAAATATCCCAGTTGATAACATCAATCAAAACAGAACAATGAACGCACGTTTCGTTCGTATGAAGAACCAGATGGATGTTAAAATGGCAAGTTACTTGCGCTATTTAGGCACCAAAAACGCAGTCAACCGTGCCAGTGATTATCACTATCTATGTCTTGCTGTAACGGATTCAACAGCCCCAGTGAATGGCATTGACTACATTCACCCATCCGTAAAACCCGTAGTAGATTACGCAACAG